CGCACCAAAAGTAACAGCAGTACGAGCATAAGAACCGCCTGAAACTTCTGTACCAGTATTAGCATCGGTAGGATCTGAAGTATAAAGACCAACGTAAACAGTCGTAGGACTTGTGTAGCTGGTGTTACGGAGAGTAGCGTTAATGAGCGCATTCTCAAGATAATTCGACATTTCTGCCATGATTTACCTCACGTTATAAGACATAGACATAGGCTGGCCACTGTACTCACTTGACTGGTCAGCAGTAGAAATAGACGCTATAGAACGGTCATACAACGATGCCCAGACCTGCAACCTAGCGTCATTCATTAGATACGGTTCAGCCTCACCCAAAGCAGCGTATAACAGCGCATCAGGGAAGTTAGCCAAGAATACATTGCTTGCATTGCTATCACTCAATAACGGAGGCTTGGCGTAATACAGCATCTGAGCCGTGTACGCAGTGTCAGGGATAGGCGAGAATTGCAGCTCTGAAGCCAATACCGTATAGGTTCTAGGCAGACCAGATTCGGTAGCTCTAGTGTTAGCGTAGAAAGCGTTAGGAGCCTCGTAAGCCAAAGAAGCAATAGGATTAGTGTTTAGGTGAATGTCACGCATCTCTAGGAAGTCTGTAGGCAGACCTACCGTAGAGTCACCAGCAGTCGTATCAGCCGTAGCAACGACCAACATCTGCCGGGTTCTCAGATCACGACGTAAACGCTCCTCAGCCAACCGGATAAAGTCAGGGATAACTGAAGTCAGATCACTACGAGCTAGGTAGTTCGCTATCGTAGTCTTTAGGTCACTGTAGCTCGTAAATGCCATGTCTATTTCCCGTTATTGTGCGCCTCTATAGCGCCTTCCTCTACATCATCCCATCGATACTCATACGTACCAATGTGACCAATATGCTTAGATAAACTATGATCTACGTAAGTCTGAATGCCAGCATCTAAGGCTTTGATGCAGAAATGCACATCCTCGCCAATGATGCCCTTAGATCCCCAACCCACATCAAACCAAGGCTTAGGAACCTTCTCAAAGACTTCCTTACGGATCATCACAACACCAAAACCAACCGCTGTAACAGGCTCTATACCCTCTTTATCCATCGAATCTATCTTATGCCAAGCATGACGGATAATCTTGCCATCCTCATCCTTCTCAATCTGTAGATTCAACGCAGTAGGTAGCGTTGGCTTACGTCTTGTTACTGCATTAACTCCAACAATCGGTACATCACGGCTTAACAAAATGTCAATAGTGTCAGACGGAAACCGCATATCAGAGTCAATAAACAGAATCGCATCGCATCCTTCAGCCAGAGCAGCATCTACTAGCTTCTCCCTCTGATCGAATATCAGCGTTCCTGCCATCGTATAGAGCTTTAGACCATTACCTTCTTTAGAGCATCTGTTCCTTGAGTCTCTGCCAACCATCTTGGCAAAGTCAAAAGCAAACGATGTGTGAACCTCATCCCTAGCTGGTACGCAAGCACCTACGATCATACTGTCCCCCTATAGACTTTCCATTGTGCATTATCGGAACTATTAAGCCAACTCGCAAAAGCCGCATCATCTATTATTGCAAAGCCCTTCATTATCCCTTTCTTATTCAAGTCATCAATGACCGTGAATGGAATACGAGCTATATGGTGCAATTCATTAAGATTTCCTGCTCTTTGCTTGTCTGCCTCCAGAATTTGTTTGTTACTTTCAAGTATCTCAGTAACATCCTGTTTAGTCTCGATGACAATACCGCCATCACCGTCCGCATGTACAACCTGTTGTCTATAGTCCATAAATCCTCATAGAAAAGCCCCCAACCATAAGGTCAGGGGCTAGTTCTTTACAGCGACATATTCAAGTCAGCAACGATACCGTGTGCGGCTTCGTTCTTAACTTCCAGCGTAACTTCGACCAGAACCTGAGTCTTGTCAGCATCGCCAGCTTTCGCCAGTTCGATAGTCTGGAAAGGACGCAGATAGGCCAGAGCAGCGTACTCAGGATCAAGGATCAGAGCATCGCGGGTACGCATAAATCTATTAGGGACTACGGAAATTGAGCCGAAATCACTTAAATAGACATCAGCAGCGGCGGCTATAGTAGCCTGAGCGCCACCGCCACCAGCATTGACGTTATAACGGTAAGCAGACAGACCTGTAAAGCTAGATACTTTCTGTTTACCAGTAGCACCAACCATCAGAATCTTAGGTACGCCACCCGAAGTAAACACTTCAGCCACAACTTCCTTCAGCAGGGCTTCGGTGAATGTACGTGTGTTACCGTCAGTACGAGTCGATACACCGATAGTCGTAGGATCGCTACCGTTAGTCTGAACCGACGAGTTGGTCTTGATCCAAGACAACAGTGAACCCATCTTACGAGCAGACGAGTTGCTTGTACCAGCCGAACGACCTTGATTCGACAGCAGGATGGTTTCCAGATCGCGCTTCAGTTCTTGCGAAGCCTTAGCCAACTGATAAGCCTTTTCCGACTTACGACCAGCTTTGTTCACTGCATCCAAAGTGCCAGAGACTTTGATAGTCTTTTGCAGGATCTGGGTGTAGTTACCAAGACGGGTAGTAGGTGACAGAGTTGCGTCCGAAGCATCAGCACCTTCAACAGCAGCGTTATTGGTGGTAGCAGCAGCCAGCGAGTCAGTCTGCCACTCGTGGAAAACAGCAGTAGCTTTGGTCTTGCCAATCGAAGACATGAATGGAGTCTCGGTAGGCGAGATGTCATAGATTACGTCGGTCAAATCTTCACGCAGACCGATTGCGTCGTAGGCGTTATAAATTGCCATGATTCAATTCCTTATAAAAAGCGTTCAAACACATTAGCCGCATCCTTAACACTACCAGTGGATTTAGCCCGTGACTTAAGTTTCCTAATTTCCTCAGAATTACTATCCCTCGGCTTAGATACTCCCGGCTTAATAGCCTTGGGAGCCTCTGAAACCTTTTTAGTAATCCCCGGCTTCGCAGACTGTAACTTGTCGTACTGCATCGCCTTGTATAACGTCAGAACGGCTCGTGAATCAAATACGTTAGCCAGTTCATCATCAGAGAATCCCATCTGCTTACCGTATGTGCGAATGTCCTTACGGATTACTTCGCCCTTAGACGGATCAGCAAACTCAGGTAACACAGAAACTAGCTTCTCAGATTCAGTGGCTATCATTTGCCTCATCTGTTGCTGCCTGTCATATTCTTGCTGCTGAGAGATCATCTCTCGTTGAGCGCGAACCTGTGCTAACTGCTTCTCCTTCTGAGACAATTCAGCGACCTTTACGGCATAACCGATAGGGTCAGTCTCTTTCAGGTAATCCAAATCCTCTGCTTGTTGCGGCTGGTTCAACATCTGCTCGATGATCCCCAACTGCTGCGCGTATTGATCGCGCAATGCCTTGGCTTCTTGAACTGCATGACGTTCGGCCTCAACCGCCTTGCGTTCCTCAGCTACGGCTTGCGATTTCTTGGTGTAATCAGTGCCAAGTTGATAAGACTTGATAAGCTCATCAAGGGTTACCTCTTTGTCTTCGCCAGCGGCTTTGACACGATACTTCTGAGGTTCCTCTTGCTCACCATCGTCATCTTCTTGTTCTACCTCTGACTCGTAAGACTCATCAGATTCGGCCTCGCTTTCGTTAGCTTCTGAAGCGGATTCTGGTTGTTCCTGTTCGGAGCCATCTTCTCGATTCATCATGCTCAAGAAAGCGTTAGCTGCACCTTCTACCGTCAACTCTCCACTTCCCTCAGGAGTCGTGTTTGGAGTATCGCTCATGTGTGTTGTTTCCTAAATTATATCGGGAACCGCCCGATTCGGGTTACAAAATCTTAATCCTTTTTTCGTCAATCATCTTCTGAGCAGCCACACTCTCAAGATGAGATTCAATTGATTCTAGTACCATAAGACGCATATAAGCCTCCTCACGAAGCTCTAACTCACCATAGGTACTATTTATAATTTTGTTAAGCTCATTGCCTCGGAGATCTTCCATCATCTCCTGAAACATTGGTTCTCTAAGCAAGTTAGAAGCCCACTGTGCCTTATCCACCAGTCAGACTCCCTAGCTCTTTAATCGCCTTCAAGACAATCTCAGCCTGACGATTACGGCTATCCTCATCAGCCAGATCCATTGCTAACACCGCTTGCAATTGCTGAACTGCTAACTGCGCTTCTTTAATGCGAATGTCAGCCTGATCCTTCTGGTTCTTCATCTGCATCTCGATGCCCTTGCGGGTGAACTCAGCCTCTAGGTTCTGACGTTCCAGATCCAACTTAGCAGCATCAATCTGCGCCTTAGCTTGTGTCTTCTCACGCTCTACCTGCGCCAACAACTGCGCCACTTCTGCCTGTTGATCTGGCGCAGGTGGCTGTGGCTGCGACAACTGAGCATCCATCTCAGGTGTAATCTCGTTCATGAAAGCATTAGCATCCTTGAAACCAGCAGCCTCAATGAACTTTGCTAACGTGTTACGGTATTGACCAACAGAAACAAGCGGATTAGATGGGCCATAGGTCTGGATGATCTGCTCCTGCTTGGCAAGCACCATCTGAAGCATCGTGAGCTTCTGATCCCGGTCACCTGAACCCAGACCAACATTAACGGATACATCGTACTCATTAGCCCATGTACGAGGATCAAACTGCACGTACTTGCCTCTCATACGGACGATCTTAGGCTTATCCTGATACTTGCCCAACAGATGCAGAATGCCTCTAAACAAGCTCTTAACGCCAGTCTCAGCAAAGATACGGGCAATCAACTCCAGCTTGCCAGAGTTAGACTTCATCATTGCAGCTACAGCAGCCGCTGTTACGTTAGACAGAATATCTGGATCAAGACCTTGTTGCGCGTCACTAACACCAGTGCGCTTGGCCTGTACCGCATCCATGTACTCCAGCATTGGCATAGCCTGACCAAAGGTAGACTGAACCTGAAGCGGAACCAGAGCGTTAGGGTTCTTCAAACGGACAATACCGCCGGGAGTAGCGTTAAGCAGGTCATCCAAGTTCACCTGACCATCTACAGCGCCAACCCGGTTGTTATTCGTTAGGTAGAGATTATCGAGAGACTGACGAGTAATAGTGGACTTGATAAGCTGGATGTCCATAGTCCTATCTGCCAGAGACTGACCGAAGAACTTGTGCGGAATTGGGATAGGGCAGATGCTATGGAACGGAACATAGTCGCAGTCTTCATCTTCTAGTATTTCCGATCCGCAATAAACAATCCTACGCAACTCAGCGATACCGTCATCATTCTCGTCAATGCGTATATAGCACTCGTATACCTCAACCGTCTGCATAGAATGGTCAAGGGACTGAGTCTGATCTGGCTGTTCTCCGTTATCAAAACGAGCAACACGCTCGGCAGAGAAACTTAGATCGTCATAAGAAGGTAGCTCATTTACGATGTCTTTATCATAGCCCATTGCAATCAATTCTGACCGCTGCATGAGCTTGCGATGAGCTACAAAAGGGGAGTCCTCGATTGTCCTAGCTGCCTTGGAAATCAGGAACTCCTCCGGAGGTACGTTCTCAACCTTTACAGAACCACTCTTGTTTGTCCTCTTGACCGTAACGTCATACGATGGAGCCTCAATAGGCATCCCCATCATATCTACGCCAGCAGGAACCATCTCAACCTTCTGGCTTACAACGGTAAGAGACTCATCAGACAGCAACATGACCAACTCATCTTCAGTCAGGTTCTGGTATTTCTCTTTAATAACATCTTCTTGGGCATCCCAATACGACTTAACGATGCCAACCTTCTCAAGCAGGGCATCCTTAAACCAGTTATGCAGGATCAGTAGACCTTCGTTCTCACGGTAGAACACCCAGTTGCAGTAGTCAGTAGCCTGTTTAGCAGACTCCTCATCTTCAGCAGTCTTAGGCTCAAAGTAGACAATATCCTCTGTTGTCGTAAAGACGCGGATAAGTTGTGGCAATGCACCATCGATAGCCTCAGCTACCTCGCCAGTGACGATCTGGCTGCGACCTTCTACCTCATTACCATACGGATTACGGAGATAGTAATCTAGCGCCTTACGACGCTCCTCAACGGTTTCTGTCTCAATGTATCCGATAGAGTCATCTATCTCGGATTCAATAATGCCTTTGATCTGGCCTTCATCCATCTTCATAGCAAGCCCTTACAGGAATTTTGCTTATTATACAACCCATTTTGCGTTAATAGGCAAGTCTGAAGACCACGAACTATCGCTCTCGTCAAGCCCTATTGCTAGGTATCTGAAGGCATCGGCATAGTGACTTGACCAATCATGCAAGGGCTTATCGTAGAAGACCTGCTGCTTCTCGTTGTATTCCCTACGATAGTTGCGTAGAGCATCGAGTCCAGCCTTGGTTTTGTGGTCAAACCAGCAACGTGGGAGCAAGCGTCTGACAGCTTGTATTCCATCGGCTACAGACAGACGAGGCGCTACCGTTATCTCTAACCCTGCCTCTTGCAAGACCTCCTTACGGCTCTTGCCAGTGCCTAGCTCCCTTACCTCCACATCGTGCGGCAGTATCTGTGCAAAGCCTTCGTACTTGTTTTCCCTGAGCCATGATACATACCAGTCCAGACCGACTCCGTGATTCTCGATGCAGTCGATAAGCCGCACTTCCTTGCCAGCCAACTGAGCAATCCATATACATGTAGAGTCAGCCACACCGAGGTCCCAAGCAGCAAAAGACCTGCAAAGGTCATCCCGGTCAATAGTCGTGATCCTAGACTTGGCTTCGAGATCGTTAATAATCTGACCATAATAACTACCCTCAACCGCTGCATTAAAGGAACACTCAAACTCCTGAGCGTACTTGTCTTCGCCCATCTCCTTACGGGCATCCCAGAGTTCTTTTTCCTGAAGAATCCCTGTCTCGCTGGCTCTGAACTCAAGTAACGCCCATCCTTCCGCTGTCTGTGCGCGATCCCTAAAGTCAGCAAAGTGGTTCTTACCTTTAGGCGTACCAATAAAGAGACACCACGTAGGAGCATCGTCTGTGTTCCTATCTGCTAATGCTGGCCTGATGACTTCGTTCCAGATTTTAGGGTTTTGATCCCCAATCTCGTCAAGCACCACTCCGTCAAAATATTGGCCCCTGAGCGAATCGGCGTTATCAGAACCGTAAAGACTAATTCTACGCCCCCAAAAGTCCACGCGAAGCTCAGAAATATTAGCCGTAGCACCCAATGGACGAGTAAACTCAAGTAAGTAATCCCATGCAACACGCTTAGACTGAGCGTAAGTAGGAGCAATGTAAGCAAATCTAGGGTTAGGTTTCTTGCACTCAATGGCGGCCTTTATCAGATGATTGATAGCGCTTACAGTCTTGCCCATACGACGATGAGCCACTACAACCGTAAACCTGTGGTTATCTACTGCCTCATGAATCTTTAGCTGCTGATCCCTTGGCTTATAAGCAATCTCGATTACTTCTGCCATGTAACCACGTGCTGCTGAGGAGCACCGTCAAGTCCTGTTACCTCAGTTCTAGCCAGCTTAGGTATATGGTACTCAGATAGCTTCTGGATAATGTCCAATGCCTTATGAGGATCTTTATCAGCAACCTCATTAAGCCATCTATCCATGTTAGGAGCATTGCGCTCTAGTAGGTTAGCTATAGCTTCTCTTACGATGCCGGTAGACTTGTTAGGCATACCCTTAGGTCTACCCGGCCCTGCTAGTCCTTTGCCGATTTCTGGCGTTTTAAAATCATTTTCTGTTTCCATAATTGCATTATCCTTTGGATGTCATGCTTGTATAAATATGTTGCGTTAACTTAATATCTAGGTATAATAATATTTCACTTGGAGGAACTATGAAAATCACTATCGAATCAACGCCAACACAAGGTATTACATTTACTTTAGATGATGAGCTTTTAAAATCTAATCAAGATGACTTTATTAACTTTTTAGAACATGTCAAAATGTTATTACAAATTCATATTGATGATGCTAATAACTTAATCGAGTAAGCCTTTCTTATAATCTTCAAGTCTTCTTAGCATTGCATCATCAATCATTGTTGATACCCCTGCTTTTCGTTTTTCAATAGCGCCAATCGTATGCGATCTCAAATCGCCAACTTTACCCATTTGTTCTGCTGCTAATTTTGTATATTGTGGCCCCATAAATATTTCAACAGGTGCGCTATATCCTAATCCACCCAAATATTCCATATTGGTAAGATCTGTATTATATGTTGCATTTTTAGAAGGTTTTAAAATTATTCCTTCTTTACCTGAAGATACGAATGCATTACCACCATAACCCCTTGGAAGTCCAGCCAAAGCAGGATCACCAATTGCATTTTCTATATCTTCTGCATTAAATCCAAATTCTTTTTGAAAATTTATATCACCTTTTTTCCTACTTTTACCATAAGCATTAGCAACAAATGCTTTTCTCAAATCTCCCCCAGCCGCACTATTCTGAAATAATTGCAATCTTCCTAATTCTGTTTCTACTCCAGCAAAATCTTTAAATGGATACGTTACTCGCCGTTTTTCTCCTGTACCAACAAATTTAGGAGTATTTTGTATTCTTTCATTAAGTTTAGGAATAATTTGGGGGCTATTCGGATTCCTATCAATTAAACCTAATAAAACTTGCGTTGGCTGTACAGAATAATTTTCTGAATATTGTGCCATTGTTATTGGAGTTGAAATTACCTCACCAGTTCCACCAGCCTCTAAATTTTCTTTTCTAGCAATAGCATCTCTTGTAACAATTTTTTCTGCAACAGTTTTCCCAGAAGCTCCACCAATACCCTTTTTAATATGTTCAGTATCTAAAATATAATTTTGCCCTCCATGAGTAATAACGTGCGGAATATCTACTCCAGACACCTGAGTAATTTTCATATTTCTACTTGAATTATCCCAAGGCATAAATAAAAGACTTGCACCTTGTTTGTTTGATAAGTCGTTAATTGTTTTATTAACTAATCCACCAATATCTTCGCGTTTAAATTGAGTTCCTACTAACGGATCTGGATTAGATGGGCTTGTCGGCCTATATACATACATCTGCAAACCTGTTTTTGCAGCATAATCATCAAGCAAATCGCCAATGGTTGGAGCAATATATTTTCCTGCCGAAGCAGTGCCTTTTAATGCTGTCCTGCCAACACCATACCCAATAGCTCCTAAACCAGCCATATCCAATACATCCATTGGATTCGGAGCCTTACCCATACCTACATCGGTATAAGCCTGTTGCGCCCCAGTAACTCCAAGCACATCTGCTGGCTTAATTGCGCTTAATAACTGATTTAAATTAACTTGATTAGTCTGCAATCCACCGGGAAGAACCTCACCAGTAGACTGTTGCTTAGGAGCAAAATTAAATCCAGTCGGGATCGTTACCTGAGCAGGAGCAGTCGTTGTAGGAAACAAAGCCTCAAGATTCAACGGGTTAGCAGTCACTACCTGTTGTGCATTAGGAAGAATCTGGTTCAAAAACTGAGCTACCCTACCAGCACCACCAGCCGCTAATTGAGCAGTATTAGGGTTAATAGGTGTAATTGTTCCAGACGTTTTTTGCTGCAAGTTTTGAATAGAAGGCATTGGAACTCGACCTCTAGGATCAAGCCCCATACGCTGATTAAACAGAATCTTGTCTATCTCAGCTTGCGTTAGTTGTCTGGGCATCTCCGCCATATATCGCCTCGTATATATCCGGTCTGTTAGCCTTTATCCACTCTCGTGGTTCTTCATGGCATTTCTCAAAGTCTGTTCCTACTGTCTGGCTTCCTGCGTGATGAACATAAGCCCTTGATACGAA